AGATCATTTTATGGTGTGATGATAAGTTGGATGATTTGCTAAAAATGACTCCCATGAAGACAATCAATCCAAACCAAACTATTGATAGGGGACTCCGCAGGGCTCTATTTTATACTTCGGGTCTTTCTGATGAGATTACTAAAATCGTAAAGTCCTCTCCAGAAGCTAAAGAGGTTTTCGTTTCTCTCTCTCAGCACACAAGGATCTTGAACGCTCTAACACCAAGCACTGATAAACTACCCGATAGGTTTATTTCATACATTAGTAGCCGTGAAGAGGAATTGGTGGATACATCACTAACCCCAGCTACACAAGAAGCTCCAGCCGAACCTGTGGTTCAGGTTGTTTCAAGTCCAAAAATCCCAACAACAGCGCAACCAAAAGTTGTTACCAACTCACAAGCCTACACTTCTGGCTTCTTCAACATTGATTTGAAGCCTTTGGGGCGTCATAAGTTTATGTGGGATATTGAGGAGAGACTTGTAAACAATAAACTTCAGATCGTGGTAGTTTTTAACTATGACATTCCATTCATTCGTGGTATAATCTCAGGACCGAGAAACGAAGTAGCAAAAGATTTCATCAACGAAGCACTATCGCAAATAGTTTATTCAAGAGTTTCAGTTGACAAATCCATTGAAACGCAATACAAGAATACATACCGAAACATTTCTAGAATGAAAA